GGTGGCTGGATGGACTGATGAACGTGGATTGCTAATTGCTGCAAAACCACGCAAGTTAGTTATTCCTGCTGCATTGCAATTTGTTGCGACAAGGCTGATGGATAGTGAATTACGTCCCGGCACTGCTGATAACGATATTAACGCAATGCGTAATAACGGTACGGTTCCAGACGGGTATACAGTTAACCACTATTTGACTGACGTAAATGGTTGGTTTGTATTAACTGATGTACCTAATGGGTTGAAGCACTTTGTACGAACCCCAATGCAGACTTCTATGGATGGAGATTTTGATACTGGCAATAGCCGGTACAAAGCTCGTGAGAGATATTCTTTTGGTGTCTCTGATCCACTAGGCATTTACGGGTCACCGGGCGCGACTTAACAAAAACGTTCTCCCACTCGTTTTTGGCCTCAACTACTTAGGTGGTTGGGGCTTTTTATTGCAAAAAATAAGACCACATGCTATATACTTCACTTAACCGGGATCAAACCGGCATATCTGACAGCCCCGGCTGACGACATGCAGACAGATATGCCCCATACTCGCATGTGAGGAATCTCTAATGGCTTTAACTACATTTCAAGGTCCAGTCCGTTCGTTGGGTGGGTTTTATTCCCAAGGCCCAAATTCCGTTCTTGATATTACCGCCGATGGCGCAGTGGGTGGCACTGTTCTTACTCCTGCGGATCACGCAGGAAGATTAATATTAGTTGATAACTCAACTTTAACTTTTATTCTCCCTACTATTAATGCAACCGCTGATGATGGTGCTTCTGGTCCCGGCGCAGACCCTAATACCCTTAATAACGTAGGGGCTACGTATAACTTTCTCTTTCTAACGACTTCTGGTGTTAGTACTACTATTAAGATGACTACTGCTACTAATCTGTTGATTGGTTCGGTAACAGCCGGTAAAGCGGGTTTAGGTGCTGTTCATGTGTGGGAACCTAATGGTTCCACTGATAATGCAATAGTCGTTAACGGAACTACCACAGGTGGTGTAGCAGGGTCTTACGTTTCCATTACGGCCATATACGCCAACAAGTATTTGGTGCAGGGAACGATGCTAGGAACAAGCACTCTGGCTACTCCTTTTACTGCTGTTCCTTAGTGGATAATAACTAGCGGAGTTTTTGCTCCGCTTTTTCTGGAGATTAATATGGCCGATGCGCTTACAAGCCAAGTGATACAAGACGGTGCCCGTACCGCAATTCTCAAGTTTACTAATATCAGTGACGGGTCAGGACAAACTGCTGCTGTGTTAGTAGATGTCTCTACACTTACATCTGACCCCCAAACCGGGGCAGCCTGTACCGGAGTTACACTTCAGACTATTACCTTTTCCAATATTGGGATGGGTGTAGAACTGTTGTGGGACGCAACAACTGATGTCCCTCTCCTAAACCTCCCGCAAGATTGGGAAGATACTATGGATTTTTCGGCTTTTGGTATTCCTAATAATTCAGCAGCCGGAAAAACAGGTGATATTAGCGTTACAACAGTAGGAGCTACGGCAACAGATACTTACTTCTTAGTGTTAACGCTAACTAAGAGTTATGGGTAATGCCTAGCAAAAGCGCCAAGCAAGCAAAGTTAATGGCAGCAGTGGCTAATAACCCTAAGTTTGCCAAGAAAGTTGGAATCCCTACATCTGTAGGACAGGATTTTGCAAACGCAGACAAGAGGAATAAAGGTATGCCAAGTAAATATAACAGCACAGCTAGTAAGCCGGGGAAAGCAGTAAAGAAAAGTTATGCCCGTGGTGGAATGGCTCACGACAAAAAAGTACTACGTAATCTTGATGATGAAGATTATCGTATTAGAAATAGAACTGGCGAGAATACGGATGCCGAACGCAGACGCATCAATCGTGAAAAACGCTACGAAAAACGTCATATGGCAAAAGGCGGTAAAGTTCAAGGCTATAATGACAAGCTAGATGAATCTTTAGGTGCTCGAAATAAAACTAAAGGTGAACAATCCCTTAAAAGCCGCCGTAAAGAAAGTGAAGGAATGGAAAAAGCTGCCGGTAAGCGTAAATATGGCGCAGTAAAGAAGATGAGTAGTGGTGGATTGGCTAAAAATATTAATGGCGTAGCTACGCGTGGTCTTACCAGAGGTCGGTTTGTATAAAGGAGAATGACATGGCAAAGCTCGAAATTTTTCAAAATGGGTTATTCTCAGACGGGACACCAGCTCACCAAATAGGGACTCCAAATTCAGATGGGGGTCATGACGCAGTAGTTTTTGAGCCAATGACTTTAGCTGATGCTAAGAACAAGTTGAAGGCATTAGCACCTCCTAAGTCTACGACTATAAAAGCCACAGGAGTAAGTGGGGTAGCTGCTGTAAAAGCTACAGCCGCGCCCAAGCCTAAAGCCAAGAAGACGGCAAGGAAAAAATAGTGGTCAAGAAAAATAAAAACTGGATACAGTCAGCGGTTAAGAAGCCGGGTAGCTTGCGTAAAACGGCTGGTGTTAAGAAAGGGCAAAAGATAAGTAGTCGGGAGTTATCTAAGTTATCTAAGTCCAAGAACCCCACTACTCGAAAACGGGCTAATCTCGCCAAGACCTTGAAAGGGTTTAAGAAAAAGTAGGAAAAAATGGCTACTTCCAATACCACTAGCTTCAATTTGGAGTTTACAGAAATAGCAGAAGAAGCATGGGAACGTGCCGGACGGGAAATGCGTTCGGGGTACGATCTTCGGACAGCGCGCCGTTCCATGAATTTAATGACTATTGAGTGGCAGAACCGTGGCATTAATATGTGGACGATTGAGGAAGGGACTATTAGTCTCGTCCAAGGTACGAGCGAATACCCACTTCCGGCTGATACGATAGATATTATGGAGCAGACATTAAGGACAGGGGACGGGGACGTTACTACCCAAACAGATTTAACTTTATCTCGTATTAGTTTCCCTACGTATGCTTCTATCCCTAATAAACTTACTCAAGGTAGACCTGTTCAGCTTTTAGTAGAACGGCTACGGGATGCACCTACAATTATACTATGGCCTGTTCCTGACCAAGGAACAGCGTTAGCGCCTATTTATATTTTACGTTATTGGCGTATGCGAAGAATTCAAGATGCAGGAAGGGGGGTGGAAACCCCTGATGTTAATTTTAGATTTTTACCCGCATTGGTAGCAGGATTGGCTTATTATATTGCAACAAAAACCCCCGACTTGATGCCACGACTAGAAATGTTAAAGGCTCAGTACGACGAACAATTTGAAATAGCAGCGGGTGAAGATAGAGAAAAAGCCACATTGAGGTTAGTACCTCGTTTGGTGCGGTAATGGGGGAATTTGCTTCTTCAAAACACACTATAGCGGAATGCGATATTTGTGGGTTTAGGTATAAGTTAAGAGAGCTTAGACGGCTAGTTATAAAAAATACGGAGACTGATTTAAAAGCATGTCCTGAATGTTGGAATCCATCCCAACCGCAATTAATGCTTGGTGAGTTTCCTGTACATGATCCGCAAGCTGTTCGTGACCCACGACCTGATTTTGCAGGATACCCTCAAAGTAGGGATATTCAATGGGGATGGAACCCAGTAGGACTAGATGATCCTTATGACCTTACACCAGATAATTTGGTAGCTACAGGAGGCGTAGGGCAAGTTACAGTAGAGACACCATAGAGGTAAGACAATGGCTAAAAGTAAAGGTATTAAAGTTGTGAAGGGAGAATATAAGATTCGTCCCAATAAAGTTAATATATCTGAGTACCAAACTAAAGATGTAAAGACTAGCGGTATAAAGATGCGCGGTGCAGGCGCAGCTACTAAAGGGACTATGTGTAGAGGGCCAATGGGGTAGTAATGAACTATACCGAATTAAAGGTTAATATTGCTGATATCTGTGAAAGCACTTTCACTACTGATCAATATGCGATGTTTACACAACTATCTGAGCAGAAAATTTATAACACTGTTCAAATTCCTGCTCTACGCAAAAATGTGGCTGGGGTTACTTCTATAGGAAATAGATATCTGGTTTTTCCTACAGATTTGCTCTACCCACTTTCTTTAGCAATAACTGATGCTAGTGGTAATTCTCAATTTTTAATAAATAAGGATACCAATTTTATTCGAGAGGCTTACCCTAACCCAACTACTACTGGGGAACCGCAGTATTATGGGTATTTCGATGATACAGCATTTATTTTAGGACCAACGCCAAGTTTAGCCTATGTAACGGAATTACATTATGGATACTACCCACCTTCCATAGTGACAGCAGGAACTACGTGGCTAGGCAATGAATTTGACTCTGCGTTGCTTAATGGAGCTTTAGTGGAAGCTATACGGTTTATGAAGGGGGAACCAGACATGGTAGCTCTTTATGACAAAATGTATGTGCAAGCTATTGCGTTACTTAAAAATCTTTCTGCGGGTAAAATGCGGCAAGATGTTTATCGTTCTGGGCAACTTAGAGTGCCAGTTAGTTAGGAGATTAATAATGGCTATTACGCAAGCGATGTGCACGGCATTTAAAAAAGATATTTTAGATGGAACTTTTGATTTTAGCAGTGGGACAAGTCAGGTATTTAAATTAGCTCTGTATACATCCAGTGCTACTTTGAATGCTACTACCACAGCATACACAGCCACTAACGAAGTAGTGGGGACGGGGTATGTGGCATTGGGGAACACCCTGACGATCAGTACTAACCCTACTACATCGGGAACCACGGCGTATCTGGATTTTGGGGATTCGACTTGGGCGAGTTCTTCTATTACCGCCCGTGGTGCGCTTATTTATATGTATAACGCAGGGACGAACCCTTCAATTGCCGTGCTGGATTTTGGGGCAGATAAAACCTCCAGTTCAGGCGATTTTAAAGTTGTTATGCCAACGGCGGATGCGACAAATGCAATAATACGTATTGCGTAGGTGCTAGATGTCAGATGTTACCATCCATCTTGCCGGATTTGGGCGGGCAAAGTATGGTAGTGGCCCATATGGCGCTTCCGGCCTTCCATACCTTACAGGTAAGGTAGGGCCGAACAGTGGTTGGGGTTTAAACGCATTTGGACGAGGAGGCTGGGGTACTGAAGAATACATCCAGGTAGACACAGGGACAGGTGTAGCTATCAATGTGGCGGGTGTTGAAGCCACTGGGCATACTACTGGTGGCTGGGGTGTAGGCGCATTTGGTAGAGGAGGCTGGGGCGAGTCTTATCTTCAGGTAGATATAGGGAATACTGTTTCTGTTACTGGTGTAGTAGGGACAGGCGAAGTAGGAACAGTTAGCCTTGAATTTGATTTTTCGCTTGATGTTACGGGGGTTGAAGGGACAACATATCTAGGAAGTCCGGTAGTTTACGGGAATGCGGATGTTTCTGTTACGGGGGTTGTAGGTACTAGCCATCTTGGAGTAGCAAGCGTCTTTGGAGATGCGTTTCAGGAAGCTACCGGAGTAGAAGCAACAGGAGAGATAGGAACAGTAGATGTTCAGTATCCGTTTAATGTACGTCCAACGGGGGTAGAAGGAACTGCCCAACTAGGTACTGCAACTGCTATAGTTAATCAGGAAGTTAATGTTACAGGAGTTGCTGGAAATCCATACCTAGGGGTTGTTACCATTGACGCATCTGCGGCAGTATCGGTAACGGGGGTAGTAGGTACAGGACAGATAGGAAATGTATTGGTATGGGGGGATATAATTCCCTCCCAGAGTGCGGGATGGGCAGATATAACTCCTTCTCAAACTCCTAACTGGACAAACATAGCTGCTTAAATTAGTGAGGAAGGAATAATGGCAACGTATGTAAATAATTTAAGACTGAAAGAAATAACCAC